GAAGAATTAATAATGGATATGGAAAACAAAGAAACGATAGAATTGTTGGAAAAAATGTTATGTACTGGTGCTAGACATTTAAAACGAGGTGATGGATTAACTAAATTAACATATGAACGAATTATGAGTTATAACCCTAATACTAAACCAATACCGCAACGATGTTCTAAATGTGGAGCTTTAAAAAAAGGTCATACTAATTGTAAAAAAAAAGATTCCAAAGTTAAATTTATTAAGAGAAAACGATGTAAAATATGCCAAGAACCATTAAAGCAAAATGGAGGATTGGCTCATATTTGTTTGGGTAGAAAGAAAAATACAGAATTTCTAAAAAAGGTATTAAAACTATTGAATAATTTTGATATGAAATAATTATAATAAATTATGAAATAAATATAACATATTTATATAATAATAATGAGTGATAATACTGATTTTGATGTTGATAATTACAGTATGAGTGATTTAATCCATATATTAAAGTTACAACAAAAAGCTCCATTAACAAAGGCAGATATTATAGAGGCAATTGAACATATGGTAGAAGAATTTGAGGGACAAGATAAGTATATAAAATTTTTTTTAAATGTTCAAAGTAAGTTATTAAAAGATAAGGATTTATATACAGAAGCTCAAGCAGTTTCACAAGCAGAAAAGGATGTTGAAAATATAACGGAAATGCATGAGTTAGTTAAAAAGGTAGCACCAGACGCTATTATACAAAAACCATCTTTATTAAATGGTATTAATAATAATAATTTATCAGAAACAAATAGAATTATAAGTTTTGATAGTCAATTTAGACCTATGTTAGACCCTATATCTGTAGCTGGATGTCCAAGTATAACACAGGAAAATTTCAATAGATTGACCCATAACCCTAGTGATTATGTATTAAATTTATCACAACCTATAACCAATGTAACAAAAATTAAATTGGTAGATGTTTCTATACCTATGAGTTGGTATGTATTTAGTGGTGATTATGGAACAAATTACGTTGATATTTCTAGTAACGGTATAAATACTACATTAACTATCGCTGAAGGAAATTATAATAGTTCTAATATCATATCCGATTTAAATAATGCTGCTACTGCTGCTAGTTTATCTGTTGTTTTTTCATATAATTCTATTAATGGAAAAATATCAGTAACAAATAATACTGGAAATACAATACAAATTAATTGGTATTATCCAAGAAATACTGGTTCATGTGGTTATGCACAAGGTCAAAAAATGGATTATAATTTGGGATGGTTATTAGGGTTTAGAGAAAGAAGTAATTTAATATCTGATGGTATTACATTAACAGCTCCCAGTATATTGAATGTAAAAGGATTTGATTATTTGTTTATTTCGCTAGATGATTTTGCTAATAATAAACCAAATCAAGATTTAGTTACTAATGTAAAGCAAAAAAATATTTACAAATTACCATCCTATTATAATAAACATACGATGGATAAAGATTGTAGTGTAGCTACTTTTCCTGAAAACTGTTTACCAGAAAAATCAGGATGTGGTGGTGGTGGTGGTGATGATAATTATGATGATAGAAGTAATTTAACACAAAACCAATTATATACAGTAGACCAAATAAAATCTGCTATGGATGGTATAGATGTAGATCGATATGGTGCTCCTAGTGCTTCTGATTTATTAGCAAAAATAGTTGTTGATTTTAATTTTAATGAAAATGTAATCTTGAGAGACGGTGATTTAAATATTATAGGAGAAAGGGCATATTTTGGACCTGTAACATTTAGAAAATTTAAAGTTAGACTTTTATCTAAGTTTGGTCATGTGATTAATTTAAATGAAAGAAATTGGACATTTACCATACAAACAACTGAGAATTACTAAACAATTTTACAACAAGTATATCTTAATTGTTTGGGTTTATCCAATTCAACAGTGCACTTTTTAATTCCATTAATTTTAACAGTGGAATCTTTTGTTTGTTGATAAATATATTGTGTAAATTTTCGGAAACATTCATTTACATTACATCCTGTTTTAGCACTTACACCGTAAAAAATGATATTATTATCATCGCAATAATCCTGAATTAAATCAAATCTGGCTTTCTCATGAAAAGAATCTAACTTATTAAGAACCACCATAAAATATATATTTTTAGGTTCCCTTATTTGTTTTTTATAATATTCATTTTGCCAATACTTTATATTTTCCAATTGTTCATTTGTATAATCATCGATAACAATTATAACTCCTATTGTATCTTTAAAATAAGTATTAATAATAGAGCGAAATGCTTCTTGGCCAGCAGTATCCCAAATTTGTATTTTCACCGATGTATCTTCTACAAAAACGGTTTTGCAAGAAAAGTCAACACCAATAGTAGTATTATAATGGTCATTATAATCATTATAAACATATTGCCTTGCTAAGGATGTTTTTCCAACACCAGCTTCTCCAATTACAACATACTTATAAATATAATCAAAATGTTTGTTTGTTTTGTTATCAGTCATATAAATTAGTATGATATAAAACTTTTATATTTCTTAAAGTAAAATATAAATAGTTTAAATATTTATGATGTATTTTATATATCAATGGAAATGTTAACTTCAAATATAAAGGAAAAGGCGGATATGATACTTGAGCCTTTACAGGTAATGATTGAATTAAGCATGTTGGCTTATTGTGAAATAGGTACAAAGTTGAGTGTAGATGGTAATTTATTAAGGTTACATCAGCCTTCTTATGTTCAAGGAATCATACGGTGGTGGAAAAATGATAAAAAGCAAGATATTCATTATTTATTTCACGCAATAAGAAGATATTATATATGGTATAAAACACAAGACCATAAAATATTTAATTTTATTTTAGAAAAAGCAATTATAGGTTTAAATAAGTTAATTGAAACGTATAAAAAATGTGACGAGCGTTCTATATTACAAACCTTATCATTGTATAAAAATGTGTTGGATTTAAATAATTCCGATTTATTTAAGGATAAATCGGAAGAAGCCATTAACATGGACAAGGTATTTAAAAACATAATAGATATTTATGATGATAAAATGATAAGGGTGGTATACAATACGTTGTTGTTGATGGAAGAAAATAAGGGGTCTCAGCAAACATTGGATTCTTATTTGATTGCGTTGCAATATTTTATGGTGCCAATCAATCAAAAAATAAGAATTTGGATCCAGGAAAACTTAATAGTATAATTATATATTAAAATCTTAATTTAATATATAATGACTTCCTTAGCAAATGAAAACAAAATTTCTTATGATATAGAAGAACTTAGAAAAGTAGTAATTAATGCTTTGTCGCAAAATGAAATAATATTTGATAATTGGGCTATTGGAGAAATAGCATCTGGAATAAAAAATTTGGATATTAGTAAATATGAAAGACATTTAAGTAAGGTATTTGATTTAACATTGGAAACTCTAAAGAAAACAACTAGTGTAAAAACGGTTCAAACAGGAGGAGGATTTCCAATTAAAGTTATAATAATATCTATAATATTTGGTATCTTTTATGGATTTTTAAATTATGAAGTAACAAATCAGATTAAATTAGGATTAACGGATATAGAAAGAGAAATAATAAAAAGTAGTAAAGCTGTAAGTGAATTTAAAGCAGTTCATACTTCTTTAGTTTTAAAAAAATTACCAGAAAATGTTATGTCTGGAGGATGCAATTATTATGATACAAATACAGCAGAATTTATTGAAAATAAACCAGGAAATTTAGAAGTCAAATTGATAGATGATGGAAAAAAAGCTACAGACCATATAATTACGGTAGAAAATGCTATACAAAAATACCAACCTAAAAGCCTAAGTGATTATAAAGGAACAGATTTGACTGATTTTGCTAATGTATTTGAATGTCAATCTAATAATATTGCTAGAGCAATTAAGAAAGACGCTGAATTATTTGCTATAAAGATGATAGAAGATGTAACGCAAGATATAAAAGAAACTAGTTTAAAGGAAAAAATATTAAGTGGATTTGGTTTATTTGCAAATCCAACTGATACAGCAACAACAATGATAGGCAATGTTGGATTTACATTGGAACAAGGACAAAGGCGCTTGGCGATTCAACAAAAACAATTTGATATTTTGAATAATAGATTTCAAATATTAGTTGGAAATATAAATAATATTCTTCAAAATCGAGCATTAAATATAAGAAATTTAAATGTTGCAAAAACATTTACAAGTGCTATATCTTTAGCTGGTGTTAATTATCTTGCTCCTGGAGTTCATATTGGAGAGTTTACAGTATCAGGAATAACACAAACATTAGCTTCAGGTATTACATATGAAGGTTTAAATTTATTAGAGGATATAAATGATAGTGATGATAAAAAAGGTGGTAAAAAAAGAAAAACAAAAAGAAATAGAAAGAAAAAAAACAAAAAGAAAACCAAAAAAGCAAAAAAATCCAAAAAGAAAAAGAATAAAAAAAGTAAAAAAACAAAAAAAGCTAGAAAAAAACGTCGATAAATATAATATAAAAAATACTATATTTATTTCTTGTAAAAAAGTCTCCAAAAAAAGGCACCATTAGAAAAGGTCGAAAATTCCTAAGGGAACCTTTTTTTGGAGACTTTTTTACAAAATAGTGCCTTTTTTACAAGATTTTCTATTTTTTCACAATTTCATTTATTTACTATTTTAAGACCAATAATCATAATGAAATGTTTGATGTATTAAAAAGTATGGTCTCTTGTAAAAAAGTCTCCAAAAAAAGTCTCCAAAAAAAGGCACCCTTAGAACAGTTTTTTTACTAAAAGTTTTTTGAGATTTGAAAATGGACAATTTAAAAATGTCCAAAACGTGATATTGAAAAAAAGTTTCGACGAAAAATCGTTCTAAGGGTGCCTTTTTTTGGAGACTTTTTTACAACTATGGTAACAAATGTTTTTATACTATTGTATTTTAAGAGGATATATGGTTTTATTTTCTAATAGTGCCTTTTTTACAGGATTTTTGCTGAAAATACCTGAAAATCTGTAAAAAAGGCACTATTAGAACAATTTTTTTGAAAAAAACTTAGAGATTTTTTCTATTTTTATATAAATGACAAGAAAAAAACACAAAAACTACTCTAAAACTACTCAAAAAATGGGGTTTTCTGATAATAGCTTTTATTGTAATTGTTGTGACTATTTATCATCTAATAATTCTAATTATAAGAAGCACCTTCGCACCAAGAAACATTTAGAAAACTACTCTAATTTTTCAAAAACGAGCAAATCTCTCGTCTCATCAAAAAACAATTTTTTTTGCGTATATTGTGACTATTCCACATCACGTAAGTCTAACTGGTCAAGACATATTAAGAGCATAAAACACCTTAAGAAAACGAGCAAAAAACGAGCAAAACAGTCTGTTCAAGACGATGCCTTACCATCTTTAGAAAAATATAATGAATTGTTAGACGAGATTGAGACGTTGAAAATGGAAAAAAAGACAAAAAAACAAGAAAAAAAAGAAAATTTTGATATGGAAATGTTGAAAAGTCAGATAAATAAAATAATAGAAAGTCAAAATGAAATAAAAGAAGAAGTGAAATCTAGTGGAACTACTATAAATAATTATAATAATATATCAATAACGGTATTTTTGGAAGATTATTGTCATAATGCTAAGAGCGTTCAGGAGTTTTTAAAGAATGTTTCTTTTGAATTAAATGATATTATAAGTAATAATTCATTGATAGAAGATTATTTATCAAAAAAATTAATAAAAAATTTAGAAGATCTTCCATTTACAGAACGTCCTATTCATTGTACGGATAATAAAAGAAAGAATTTTATGGTAAAAGACGAAGCGGTTGGATGGGTAAAAGATAATGGTATGGATTCAAGTGGTTCATTATATAATAAAATGAATAGTTTACAAGATAAGGCATATATAGAATTTTTTAATGAGTATGATAAAGCAAATCCCTTACCTCATGATACAGAAAAAGAAAGTATAAAATGTCAAATATCAAGTGACATGATAACAAGTAAAGATAAAAACAATAAAAATGCTATTGTAAATATAGCAAATACAATGTCTATAACAGATGCGATAGAGTGTTCATTATTGAATAATAAAATAAACGATTAATGTAATGGGTACTGTAATGAGTATTATAACAGTATATAGTGAAAATAGATGTGAGGAAAATATATATAATAATAATAGTTATGATAATATATATATGGGTAATGTTTTAAGTAAAATGAGGGAAACAATGGCTCAATCATTGATAAAAATTAAGAAAAAGTGGAAAAGAGATAGTAGAGTAGAGCAAATTTATGAAGAAATACATCAAGAAGATCCTAGTATAGACATGAGAAGAAGTCAACTATTTACTTAATGATTTAACCATTTTAATAAAAGTATATCATCATAAGCAACAAATGCAATTAAACAATAGTATAAAATGCCTTGTAATTTAATTTCATATACATAATTATAAAAATAAATGATATGAATAGACCAATTTATAAAACAAGTTAAAATATAAGTTTGTTTTGCTTTTTCTTTCATAGCTTTTTGTTGTTCTTCAGACAACAAAAATCGCATTCCCAAGCAATAATTAACATCAAAAGAATAACAAGATAAGGTAGTGTATAATGCCATTAATTTCAGTATAGGATTTGCTTGTTCCCAGTTAATAGTTGTATTAATAATAGACAAAAAAGTGGTGATAGTATGATGTGTTTTTGTGGAAATAGATAAAGGCATATCTTTTATTAAAGCAACTGTATCACAACTACCATATAAAGCACCTATAAAATGTATATAATTGCTATGGTCTCCTATATTAAACAAAACAAGAATAGTAAATGGTATAGTAGAAACGGTAATATATCTTAAAATATTGTATTTAATGTAGTTTTTAATTATATAATTTTGCCTTTGAATAGTATAATCTTTGAATTTTTTGTATTTCCATTGAAAAAAAAGATTTGTAATAGGATACAATATATAATTAAAACTACAGCAGCAAATTATATACCATAATGGATTCATTAATACTACTTTAGTTTAATCTTTAAATAAATTAAGTAAATAATTAAGCATCTCTCCCATATAAATTGAAAATTTTTTATTCAACTATTAATTATATTAATATAACAATGAATTACATATTAATTGACGGTAGTTATTATTGCTTTTATAGATATTATTCTATACATGCTTGGTTTAAAAATGCTCATAAAGAAGTAACCTTGGAAAATCCTTTGGATAATAAATTATTTGTAGAAAAGTTTAAAAAAATGTTTATTAATAAAATTAAAGAATTGCCCAAAAAGTTGAAACTTGATGATTGTAAAATAATAATAGGAAAAGATTGTTCTAGAAAAGAAATATGGAGAAATAGTTTTAATGGATCATATAAGGAAACAAGAGTATATGATGATAGTTTTATGGGAGGTCCATTCTTTAAGATGGCATATGATACATTATTTTATGAAGCAGGAATAGAAAAAGAAGATATAGTGTATTTAAATAAATTGGAAGCAGATGATTGTTTGGCTATATTAGCAAGGCATTTGATAAAAGAAAATGAAAATAACAAAATTACTATTATAACAGGGGACATGGACTATTTGCAATTGGCTCATCCACAAATTAATTTAATTAGTTTAAAAATGAAGCCATTGGCTACAAGTAAGAACTCTACTGGTGATCCAAAACAAGATTTATTTATAAAAATAGTTACTGGTGATAAATCAGATAATATAAGTGGTGTATTTCCTCGATGTGGAAAAAAAACAGCTATAAAGTATTGGAATGATAAGGAATTATTTGAAAAAAAACTAAATAGTAATGAAGAATATGTTAAAAAATATAAAAATAATAAAAAAATTATTGATTTTGATGAAATTCCTGAAGAATTGGTGATAGAATTAAAAGAAAAATATAAAAATTTATTTCATTAAATTGATTAAGTATTAAATATAATTTTTATTAAGTAATTAAATATAAACAAATGGAATGTTCGGTGTGTTATACTGATTTAACTGTTAAAAATATAGTAAATACTAAATGTGACCATTTATTTTGTAAGAAATGTTTTTGGAAATGGGCAGATCAAAATAATAGTTGTCCTATGTGTAGGAAAAATATTATATCACAAACAAAAATGATGATAGAAGAAGAAAATATAAGAAATAATATTTATAGTTTAATGGAGCAAGAAACAAAGTATTATGATACAATAAGTTGTTTACAAAATGATTTGTATAAATTGGAAGATAAAATATTTGAATTAACAAAATTTAAAAAAAATCCAGATAAATACATGAAGGAATTTATGAAAAAAAGAGAAACATGGATAGATGAACAAAAAGAAGAAACACGAAAAAAAAAAGATATGGTTATATCTCAGTTAGATGTTTATAATGCGTTATATACTAATAGTAAAGAGGTATTAAGTCAGATAAAATTTGAAGAAAATAATTATTATGATTTTGAGTTGGATACAATATTAGACAGGCCTTTATTAGGACTAGGTGAAATAAATGAAATAAGTGAAATACTAAGAACTCCAAGTCCTCGAAGTGAAATGCAATCACCACCACCAATTATAAGAAGTAGTAGAATAACTCAAATATAAGATAATATATGACGACATACATCATTATTACCATTTAATTTTTTTTGTATACATAGGGTAGTAATCGTATCTTTGTAAGTAAATAAGTAAACAAATGTTTTCATATTATTTAATGCTAATTTATAGTATTTACATAGTTTCTCATCTACATTTTTATATTTTTTTATTCTTTTTTTGATATCAGTGATATGTTCAATACTTTTTTCATAAGATATTTTTTCAAATCTATCATATTTATAGATATTAGGATTTTTTAACATGTATCTTTGTCGTCTAATTAAATACAAATACAAAGGGCGAATAGCATATATAGAATGTTTATGCTTATCTGCTGATTTTAACATTTTTTTAACATATATGATAAATTTTTCTCTTGAATATTCCATAGTAAGTAATGTGTGTATAATGGTATGTTATAGTTAGTAATAAAAATTATATTATAGTACAATTTTTTAAGCAATTTGAATAAAAGTAGTTTATCTAGTATGGTTGTCTATATAAACTAAAATCGTCTTCGTCTAATGCAACAGCATGTTGTCTAGTAATTTGTGGTGGTTGTATAATAGTGTTATTTTCTATTGGAGATTGTCGAATAGTTAGTGTTCTATTAGTAAAATGAGAAGGGGCTGATGAAGTGCGTTGAATAGTAGAGAATGACATATCTAGGTCATCATTATTTAATGTTTGTGTCATATTTTGACTAATTGCGCGAAAACTAGTATATAGTGGAGCGTTCGTTTGATCTTCATGAACATCCATGTCAACTTGTAATGTTTGTTCTGAACTAAATCCATATTGTTCACCAGTTTTAATAGCATCAATATTAGCACCCATAAATATACAATGAACACCTTTTTCCTTTATTTCATTAACTTTAGTCTTCAATAAATCATTATTAGATACAGACATGTTATCTTCACCATCAGTAAGAAGGACAAACCAAGATAATATATTTTTATTTTCTAATTCATCTAATTTATTAGACAAAATATCAATCTCTTCTATAGCACTATCAATTAATCTGGTGCATCCATATGTATTAAATCGAATAGTGTCGTTATCAACTTCTTTTAATTCACCAAAATAAGGATTATTCATAGGTGTTGGAGGGTATACAACATTTCTAGTAGTGGAGAATGTGGCTATTCTAAAATAACATTGCTCAGCATCTTCGGCAGTTTGCTTTGTTTCATCAATAAAAGAATGAAGTGATGTAATAAGTGTAGATAATATTGAACTCATAGAACCTGAACGATCAATAAGTATAGTTCCAACAATAGTTTTTTTTGTAGTATTATTCATAATTTATGTTATAAATAATAACAATAACCCTAATATTAATTCAATTTAATTATTAAAAATACTTAAAAGAATACAAGTATAAATTATAATTATGGAAAATCTTGTAAAATATCCCAAGGAACATCATGATTATATCATCAATGGAGGGATATTAATATATGATTATAACAAAAAGGTAGGAACATCTATAAGTTCTTTAAATGAATTAAATAAAAAAATGGAAGACAGTAAAGAATTAATGATGGAAAGGGAGAAAAGTGTTAAATTGGGAGAGAAAATAACGCAAATGGAGAGAGAAAAAGATGATTATAAGGAAAAAATAATGAAAATGGAGAAAAAAAATGCTGAAACAAGAGAAATATTTTTAAACAAAGAAATAGATATAAAAACGAATTTATATGCTGAGTTTGAAAAAAAAATAAAAGAGAAAGATGAGCAAATTGTAAATATACGTGATAACATTATAAAAAAAGAGGAAGCGAAGTATGAATATTTGAAAAAAGAATTAGAAATAGAGCGTGAAAATAGAAAAAGTGAAGTAAATAGAATGCAAGATTGGTTAAATACGGAAAAAAACAACAATGAATATTTAAAAAAAAGGTTTGAAGATGACTTGGAAAAGGAAGTTAGCAATCAAACACAGGGTTATAAGGAAGAATTGGAAGAATTAAAAAAACAATTAAAGGAATATTATGATAAATATGAAAATAAAAATAAAGGAAAGATATTTGAAGAAGAATTTTATAGAATGGTAGAAGAATATAATGATAAGGAGGAAGGTAATAAATGGAAGATTAGCCATGTTGGTAGTAAGTATGGTGGAATGTGTGATATTATTTTTCAACATAAAGACACAGGACAGATTATTTTGGTAGAATCAAAAAATAATTTGGAGAAAAATCCTGTTCCAACCAAGGACGTAGACAAATTTTATAGAGATGTATTGGATGTTACAAATAATGCTATAGGAGGTATTATAATATCAACCGCAAAGATACAAAAAAAGAGGTCATTTGAAAGAGAAGTGGTACAAAACAAAACATTAATTTTTATTTCCTATTTTTCTTTAAATAATATTGGTCAATTATTTTGTAATTTGGAATCAATCATTGGAGAAAATCAATTACATAATAATGAATTAAGTAAAGAAGAAAGAAATGAGCTATTGATAAAACAATTTGACTTTTATGTAGATGAAGGAAATTTTCATAAAACAAGATCTAAGAGAGCTTATGATAAATCAGAGGAAATAAGAGATATTTATTATAAATTAAATAAAGAAGATATAAAAATCTTAAAAAATGATGAAAAAAAGGTCAAAAAAGAGAAAAAACAAAAAAAAGAAGAAAAAAGTGAGAAAAAAGTGAAAAAGGAAGTAAATTTTGAGGAATTGGAAGAAAATTGTGATAATATAAAAAAAATTAAAAATGTAAAACAATCAAAATTTTATTTAAAATACAAAACTGAATTGGGAGAGATAATGCTACAATATTTTTCTGATAATCATAAAATGAAAATAAAACTTGAAAAACTTAAAAATGAAAAAAAAGAAATAATAACACACAGTATCATTAAAAAAAATAAAAAACTTGAAAAAAAACATGAAAATGTAAATAATATTAAAATAGACACTATTTTTGATAAAAAAATATAATATAATACATAATTGTTATTATATTATATAAATAAAAAAATACAAACCATACTTGGTCACAAAATTTATTTTATATTTATGTATATCCCCCGTCTTAATAAAAAATATTAAAAAAAAATATTAAGACCATAATAAGACCATAAATAAAATTATATAAAAAAATATATAAGACCATAAAAAAATAAAATAAAAAAATATTTGTGACGTGTTATGGTCTCATAAAATAAAAGTAATAAAAATGTTTAAGACCATAAAAAATAAAATAATAAAAAAATATTTGTGACGTGTTATGGTCTCATAAATTAAAAGTAATACAAAATGTTTAAGACCATAAAAAATAAAATAATAAAAAAATATTTGTGACGTGTTATGGTCTCATAAATTAAAAGTAATAAAAAATATTTGTGACGATAACCACTTTTTAAATTTGTGACGAGTTATGCTCTTAGAATTTCCATATAGTAAAATATTTTAAGACCATAAAACGGCTTTTTAGTTTGTGACGAGTTATGCTCTCAAGATTTTAGACTAGTTTTCCAAATGAGACCATAAGAAAAATAAAAAAAATAAAATTTAGTG